ATCAGTTTTGGGAGCATGAACCCGCCGATATTGTAGACTATATCGAAGCCCGCGAGGAAAACCAGTGCAGGGAAATGTACTATTCAAGCGTACTGGTATCAAGGTTTATTGCCGCCAACATAAGCAATATGTTCTCCAAGTACAAGCACGATTTGCCGAAGTACGAAGAACTGTTTGTTCCTGCGTCGTGGGAGCGGAGCCTTGACAACAGGATAGACGAAATAAGAAATAAATTCGGAGGATATGTCCGTGGTCGTTGAAGAATTACAAATTTTAGTCGGTTGTGATGCTTCAACCGCCGAGAAGGTCTTGACCGAGCTGGAAACCAGACTTAACCGATTTGTAAAGCAGTCGGCAAGCAGTATGCAGAACGCGAAGGCCATACGCGCACAAGCCGTAGCGGAAAGGGAAGCGCTTAAAACCGAAGCCGCAAGGGTGAAGTACGCGAACGATATAGCCAAGTCAAACCTTGCACTTGAAGCCGCGCAGCGGAAAGCCGCACGGGCAGCCGAAATGCTCAATGAAAAGACGCGCAAAATATCCGCCAGCGCAAGCGAACAGAGCAATGCGTTTGAACAGATGGCGGACGGGCAATGTGAATCCTTAAATAAGGTTGCAGAGACCGCCGAGGAAGTAGAGCGCAGATTAGACGAGGCGATGAGCAAGGTTCCTGCCGGATTCGGGACGAACGCCTATAAGGGACGTAACCCGGAAGCCGAAGCGGAAGCTTTAGTACCGAAGGAAGCCCAGCCCGTAAGCCGTGACTTAGCGGAAAAGTTTGTTAAGGAAGCGAATACTGCCGAGCTGTTCAACATGAAGCTCGATGAGCTTTATAATAAACTGCAAAGGCTCTTAGGCATGGAAGAAAAGCTATCCGAGGGCGGCGGCACAGGGCAGGGGCTTGAACGTGTCCGAGGGCAAATCCTGTCTGTGACCGGGCAGATACAGAAGATGAAAGAAAAGGCCAAGGAAGCCGAGGCAGAAATAGGCAATAGCGGAGGCGGATTTTCTAAACTGGTAGAGAAGGCAAAAGAAGCAGCCAAGAAAGGCGCAAATGCGTTTACTAAAATGAGCTCTTCCATTAAGAAGTCTTTCAGTAAACTGCCGTCCATAGCAAAAAGCGCGACAAGCAAAACACACGGGTTCTTTTCAAAATTAGGTAAAGCAGTCGGTAAAATCCTATCGCGAATGATTATATGGCGAAGCATAAACGCCGTGATAATGGGTGTGCAGGAAGGGTTTAAGAATATGGCGCAGGCCTCTCAAAAGGCTAATGCCACATTATCAGACCTCCAGAGCGGATTTACTTATGCAAAGAACTCTATCGCAAGCGCATTCCTGCCCGCGTTGCAAGCCATTATGCCCGTCATAACAAAAGTCACGATGGCAATAGCTAACCTGTTCAATATGATAGGCGCGATGTTTGCAAAGCTAAGAGGGCAAAGCACTTTCACAAAAGCCGCTTATGTCCAGCAGGATTACGCTAAATCCCTCAATAAATCCAACAAGGCCGCAAAAGAACTAAAAGGTACTCTTGCGGGATTTGACCAGATAAACCTTATCCAGCAGCAAAAGGACAGCGGCGGTGGTGGCGCCGGAGATATCGGTAAGATGTTTGAGGAAACCGATATAGCCGATATTCTCCCGACTGATATAGCAAAATGGATAGACAAACTTAAAGCCGCTATTGCCGCAGGTGATTGGTATGGTGTAGGTCAGATAATCGCCCAAGGCATGAATAAGGGTATGTCTATTCTGGATAACTGGATAAACAATACCCTGCGGCCTAAGGGTGTAGAGATAATGAAGGCCATTACGGACGGTATGAACGGCTTTATAGCTGATTTTGACTGGTCTTTGATGGGCAAAACCATAGCGGACGGCATGAACGCCATAATCGATATTCTGTATACATTCTGGTCGCAAACCGATTGGGCCGGATTAGGGCAGGGGTTAGGAAATGCTATAAACGCATGGGTGGAAAACCTTGACGTGGCACTCATAGCGGAAATGCTTAATGCTAAGTTCCGCGGCCTGTTTGACGTTGCCATTCAGACGCTTGAAACGGTAAATTGGCAGGAATTGGGCGACAAGGTAGCGCAATTTATAGGAACTATAGACTGGAACGGGCTGGTTGATAGGCTCCTTGAGAGTATTGGAGCAGCCTTCGGCGGCCTTACGGCATTCTTTGTCGGGCTGATAGAACCTGCATGGCAAAGCGTTACGGAGTGGTGGAGGGGCATTATGGAACAAGCTGGAGGCAATGTTGTTGCTGGCCTGTTCTTGGGTATTATAGATGCTCTCGTCAATATCGGCACATGGATATATGAGCATATTTGTAAACCGTTCATCGAAGGGTTCAAAAGGGCGTTTGGCATTCACTCCCCCTCTACCGTCATGGCGGAACAAGGCGGATATGTTATTCAAGGTATGCTTGAAGGTATTAAAAATGTTCTTGCTACAATCGGCGCATGGGTAGTAACCAATATCTTCACCCCTGTAATGAATGCGATTAAGAGCGCGTTCGGCATAGTGGGCGGCGCGGCTAACAAGCTCAAGGAAGTTGGTTCCGCTATTATAGACGGCATCAAGCAGGGCATAAATAACGCCTGGACTTCATTCAAAAATTGGGTAACAGACAAGTTCAGAAGCGTTATAGATGCCGCAAAGAGCGTATTCGGCATTCACTCTCCTTCAAAGGTATTCGCCGGAATAGGCGGAAACATTATGGCGGGCATGACGCAAGGCATCCAGCGCGGAAAGGCCGCTGCCGTGCGGTCTATGGCGGATATTTCTAAATCTTTGCAGGGCGCATTGAGTGTTGATACGAGCATAGGAGTTCCCGCTTTTGCAAAGGGCGGGCTGGTGTATGGTGACACATTGGCGCAGGTAGGCGAATACGCCAACGCCAAGAACAATCCCGAAGTCATAGCCCCCCTTGATAAGCTGCAATCCATAATGGGCGGGCTGAACGATAAGGATACCCAAACCATCATAGCCCTGCTCAAGAGAATAGCGGATAAGGATATGGAGATAGCACTGTATCCCTCTGCGAAGCTGGGCAGGATAGTCAATCAATCTGTCAATATGAACAATATTGCCATAGGTAACGTGTGATGTATAGATATGATATAGGCTTAAAGGTGGGGAACTATACGCTCCCCGACCCCTCTAAACTGAATATGACACTCGCTGACCTCGATACGGAGGCTGAAAGAGACGCTTCCGGCACACTCAACCGAACAATGGTAGCACAGAAGCTGACCGTTGAATTGTCGTGGGACGTGCTGACATGGGAGTTGTGCTCGGCGATATTACAAGCTGTCGATTCCGACAGCTTTCCTTTTACCTGTCCGAACCCTAAGACCCTTGCGGGTAACTATTCCGGCACGTTTTATGTAGGCGACAGGAAAGAAGAAATTATCTGGTTCCCCGAAGGTGATAAGAACAAGGCGTATATTTCTTTGAGCATGACGGTAATAGAGTATTGACACTTCCCCCTAAAGGCGTGATAATGAAATTACATATCTTTAGGGGGTTTTGTTATGGCGAACTATGTTACTGTTGCAAGCGATAAGAGCAAAATTGTACTGCTTATAATCTGGTTCTTGTGTGGATTGGGGATTCTGCCGCTTTACTACTGGTATGTAGGGCGCAGAATGGGGCTGTTCAGGCTTATCACAGGGAACTACTTTATGATTGGAGCTATCAGCGATCTAATCAAAATTATTACTGGCTCGTTCCGTGATAATGTGGGAGCGCCAGTAAGAAAATAAACTCCGTGACACCTTCGGGTGTCTTTTTTATTGGAGGCAAAATGTATACAGTAAGCACAGGCTTTCGTAACGCCGTAATGTCGGGCAAGCCCCAAAAGCTAAAGCTGACATTCGGCGAAAATCAGATAGCGGAACAAAACCTCTCTATCTCCGGCTTGACCTATTCAAGCATGGCATTTGAGGGCGAAGAACTGACGATAGGTGCGGCGTGTTCCGCAGAACTGGGGATAGAACTCCTTAACTTTGACGGGGGGCTTTCCTCTTTTAACTTTGACGGCACGGAGTTCACCGCCTCGATAGGCGTACTCGTGGGGGAAGAATACGAATATGTTCCTCTGGGCGTGTTTATCTCCGAAAAGCCCGACAAACTTAAACCTAAAAAAATAAACATCACCGCCCATGACAGAATGGTAAAATTCGATGTGAGCGCAGATGCTTTTCTTAATTCTCTTTCGTACCCGACTACACTAAAAAATATTTTTACATCGCTTTGCGCTCATGTCGGCGTACCTGCTTCAATAGCAGACTTCCCCAATTCGGGGAAAACCTTTGATTCGCCGCTGTTCAGGACGCAAGATGTTCTCTGCCGGGAAGTTCTTCAATGGATAGCCGAGGCGGCGTGTTCCTTTGCCCGCATATCCCGAAGCGGAGTGTGTGAGCTGGCGTGGTTCACCAATACCGATGTCACCTTTAATAAGACTGCCAATTCTGCGGACTATTATAACGCCGTGGTATCGGAGTATCAGGTAGCCAAGATAGACAAATTACAAGTAGCCGCTTCCGAAAAGGACATAGGCGTAATAGTCGGCACGGGGACGAACGCTTATCAGATAATAGACTGCCCTATGCTGTACGGTTATACCGATGCACAGATAAGACCTTATGCAGAGGTAATCTATAACCGCTTAAACTCTTTTGCGGCGTTTACGCCTGTCGAGCTGGACGCAAAGGGCGATTGGTCTTTGGAAGCGGGCGACATGATAAAGGTAGTCACGGACGATGGGACTTATACCTTCCCCATTTACCGCATGGACTTGACCTTTAAGGGCAGGGCAAGGATACAGTACATAAGCTCCGGCTCCCCTCTACGCCCCGCCATAAGCGCGGAGAACCGCCGGACGCTCATAGCCGGACGCGCAGCCCATGAAATAGAAATGACCGTTGAGGGCATGAAGCAGACGGTCACACGGGTAGCTTTCCTGACCCCTGTTGAATCCGACACCGACCCTTCTTTAGGGTGGGACGATGACCAGAAAACCGCGAACACGGGGTATCAATGGTACAACGATGGCAAGATAAAGGTATGGACGGGTTCCGCGTGGCAGACGGTCATCTCCCCTAAATACAATCAGACCGCCACGCCTACGGGCGCAAAGGAGGGCGAATACTGGTACAATCCCGCGACAAAGGAAATAAAGCGTTACACTGGTTCGGCGTGGGTGGTAGATAACACCGTATGTATGCCTACCACATGGACGCAGAATATGCAGACACAGCTTGAAATAACCGCCGAGGGATTGTCGAGCACCGTCACCAAGGACAATATTATTTCCACCATAAATCAAAGCTCGGAAGCGGTATCAATAAGCGCGTCAAAGATAAACCTTAACGGCGTTGTCACGGCGAACAACAACTTCAAGATAGACACAAACGGCAAAATGACGTGCGTAAACGCCACCATAAGCGGCTCAGTGACCACCGGCAACCTTGAGGCATCAGGCGGTACGATTGCGGGGTTTACAATAAATGGTGATAATTTGGGCGGCAAGAAAGTACAGCTTTATTCGGATACTTATAATGGCTGTATAAAGCTTGGCGGAATTGAAATTTCAGGGGGATATAATTCAATGGTGTATAATCATCTATTCGTTGACGGAGGTATATCTGCCAATGATATTTCCATGGATAGTGCATTGATAGATGATCGTATATTTATGTATAATCCTCCCACAGCCGGTGGTAGTTCCAACGTAAGGCTTGTTGAACAGGCAGACGGTAGGTATTCCCTTGGCATAACTTCTTCTTCCAAACAATATAAAAAAGAGATACACGATATCAGGGAGTATGACAGCGTAAGCGACAGGATAGACCGCGTGAGGGCGGTCACATACACTCCTAAAAGCGGCTTAGACAAAGGCCGCTATTTTTACGGTTTTATCGCCGAAGAGCTTGAAACAGAATTTCCGTGGCTGGTGGATTATCAAACCGACAAAGAAACGCGGGAGGTAACGGCTGAATCGGTGGAATATGACCGCGTTCCTGCTATTCTCTGGGCTGACGCACAGGCTACACATAGCCTGCTTAGACAACTTGACGAAAGGATAAAGAGGTTAGAACAATGACAGACGAACAGAAAGCCGTTATACAAGCGATAATACGCACACTTAATACTTCTATACCCGTTGTAGCGAAAGCGGACTTAGACGCGAAATTAGGCTGTATTCTGGCCTTAGAAAAACTTGCGGAGGACGAACAATGCACAGAATAACGGTTGACGGAAAGTATCTTCTCACCACCCCTATACAGTCCCTTGTTATCGAGGGTGAAAGTCTGGCGGATACCGTCACTATCAGCATACCCTTAGATTCCCGTGATGTAGACCTTGCCGCCGCAGGGTTCACCATAAAGGCGTATTGGCCCATGGACGGCACGGAAGCAAGGTATGTGCTGTATAAAGATGTGGGGGAAGATATAACCCTTACATGGCATATCACGCCGCTGTTTACGGGCAAGCGGGGCATGATGAACCTCACACTTTTAGCCACTCTGGCGAACGATGAGAAGAACATCATAGCCAAGTGGACGGGAACGCGGCCCATTGAGATAATAGCCGACCTTCCCGGTTCCAACCTTCCTACCCCCGGCGTGGCGGAACAGCTTCTTGCCGAGGTGCAGGACTTAGTATCCCAAGCGTTAGGCGCGACAGGCCCCACGGGCCCGCAGGGTGAAATAGGCCCCACAGGCCCCCAAGGCCCGCAGGGTGTACAAGGCCCCGCAGGAATACAAGGCCCCAAGGGCGAACAGGGCGCGGTAGGCCCCAAAGGCGAGCAGGGTATACAGGGCTTGCAAGGCCCCCGTGGTGAGCAAGGCCCTATCGGCCCGCAAGGCCCGGAGGGCAAGAAAGGCTTGCAGGGCGACGCTGGCCCCGTCGGCCCCCAAGGCCCCGAAGGTAAGAAGGGCGATAAAGGCGACACGGGAGCCGCAGGAGAAACGGGCCCCGCTGGCCCCAAGGGTGAACAGGGTATCCAAGGGCCTAAAGGCGACCCCGGAGACAAGGGAGAAACGGGCCCCAAAGGCGATACGGGAGCCACAGGCGAACGAGGCCCCGCAGGAGCGCACTATACGCCCTCTGTGACCGCTGACGGCGATTTATCGTGGAGTAATAACGGCGGGCTGGATAACCCCGCCACGGTCAATATACGGGGGCCACAGGGCGCACAGGGAGCCAAGGGCGATACGGGCGAAGGATTTGCCGTGTTGGGCTATTACGCTTCTCTCTCGGCATTACAAGCCGGAGTATCTAACCCCTCCGCCGGTGACGCTTACGGCGTGGGCGCGGGCGAACCGTATGATATATATATCTGGGACGGCGTAAATTCCAAGTGGGTAAACAACGGCCCCTTGCAGGGCGCAAAAGGTGAACAAGGCCCCACTGGCCCTAAAGGCGATACGGGCCCCAAGGGCGACCCCGGCGCGAAGGGTGACACGGGGGCAAGGGGAGAACAAGGCCCCACGGGCGAAGCCGCCGGATTCGGCACACCCACCGCCACGGCGACCACCCTTGACGCGGGAACCCCCGCTACTGTAGAGGTGACAGCTTCCGGCGCAGATACCGCAAAAGTGTTCACCTTTAAGTTCGGCGTTCCCAAAGGTGAGCAGGGTATACAAGGGCTTATAGGCAACCCCGGAGACAAGGGAGAACGAGGCCCCGCAGGAGCGCACTATACGCCCTCTGTGACCGCTGACGGCGATTTATCGTGGAGTAATGACGGTGGGCTGGAAAACCCCGCCACAATCAATATACGGGGGCCACAGGGCGAACAGGGTATACAGGGCGAACAAGGTATCCAAGGCCCCGAAGGCCCGCAAGGCATACAAGGCGAACAAGGCATACAAGGAGAGCAGGGAGCCAAGGGCGACCCCGGAGCAAAGGGCGACCCCGGCGCAAAAGGCGACCCCGGCACAGCCGCAGGGTTTGGCACACCTACCGCCACAGCAAACACCCTCACCGCCGGAGCCGCCGCCACCGTAAAGGTAACGGCAAGCGGCGCGGACACCGCAAAGGTATTTGATTTTGAGTTCGGTATCCCGCAGGGCGAAAAAGGCGCGCAAGGCGACCCCGGCGCGAAGGGCGACCCCGGCGCGAAGGGCGACCCCGGCGCGAAAGGCGATACGGGTGAGCAAGGCCCGCAGGGTATCCAAGGCCCCAAGGGCGCGGACGGCCCCAAGGGCGACACCGGCCCGTATTTTACCCCCGCCGTCTCTGCCGAGGGCGTTATCTCATGGAGTAACAACGGCGGGCTGGATAACCCCGCAAGCGTCAGCATAAAAGGCCCACAGGGCGAGACCGGCGCCACCGGCCTCCAAGGGCCTGCCGGAGAGACTGGAGCCACAGGACCAGAAGGACCTAACGAGATCACTACCGAGACGCAAACTAATTTGACCGGATTACTAAAAGGTAATGGTACAAATGTGCAACAGGCGGAAGCTGGCACAGACTACCAAGCCCCTATTGTAGAAACAACTGCAACATTAGTGGCTACTGATTGGGTGGTTGGTGATTATAGTATAACGCAGGCTGTATCTGTAGACGGTATGAGACAGAATAAAAAAGTTATTATTAGCCCGGATATTAACAGTATGGAAGAATATCTTAGAACCGGCATATATTGCGCCAAACAGACTTACAACGCATTGACGTTTCAAAGCACCGTTACAACGCCGCCAACGAACGATTTAACTATCAATGTTTTAATAATGGGGTGATAATATGATGTATCAAGTGACTGGAACGGGTTTGCAAGCTGCACCCATCACTACAACAATACTTCCCGACAGCGGAACTGCTTTGGCCAATAATACGATTTATAATATTGCCGTTGCCGTGGGAACATACGCGTTTACGCCCCCTGCTACTGGTTGGGCGCACGGTGTGTTTACTACAGGCAGTAGTGTATCAGTGTCATTTAGTGGTACATTTATGGGCGCGGCCCCTACCATCGAAGCATCTAAAGCATATGAATTTGATGTTTTTGATGGCGTATGGGCAGTGCAGGAGGTTGTGAGCGCATGATACTATTGCAGTTTGCTTTACGGCGTAGAATGATGATGGCAGGGGGCGGCGGTGCGCCCATATCGGAGTTGCCGCTTGGCACGTTGATAAATGTAGGCACGGACGGTGGAGCGGGTGCGCCTAACTATGAGATAGCGGATAAGGATAATCTTGTGAGCGGCGGCGTGGTACTGGTGAGGAAAAACATCTATTCCAGTTCGAAATTTGGTGAGTATTCTTTTTACGCCAACAGCACTTTGGACAATTTGGTAAAAACAACTATTTACAATAGAATGCCTCAGAAGCTCCGTAATAAAATGATGGATGTAACGTTCGCGCTCGCCGGTTCTGAGAGTGTTACTCGTAAGATGTTTGTTCCAACGCTGACTATGATGAGCGGAAGAGCGAATGAAACCTATGAAGGTAAAGTTGCATGGGAAGGAGTAGGTTTGCAATTATACACAAACGATGCAAGCAGAATACGAACGAAAAATGGTTATGGAGAGGAATGGTGGTTATCTTCACAATATTCCACCGGAGGGTATACTTCCGGCTACCATGGCGGCGTGAAATATGTTGATTATTTGGGTGGTATTACAGTTTATGGCAACTCTTCTAATAATAGCGATGGCGTTGCCCCCGCTTTTGTAATACCCTCCGATACACCTTACAATGCTACACCAAATACAGACGGTTCATATAATTTAATCCTATAAAGGAGAAAACAATGCTAAACACAAACTATGCCAAACTTGTGGGCGGGTATCTCGAATATTTACGCCTGCCGGTTGAGTTGAAGTCACCGCTTATAATCAACGGTGTGACGCACCCCGCAGGGGCGCACCTCTCCACCAATGACGATGCGGCAATAAAAGAGCTGGGCTATAAGCCCGTGACCCGTTCCCCCATGCCCTCAAAGGAGGGCTTTTATTATACGGAAAACTGGGAGGACAGCGGCGAAGCGATAGTCCAGAGCTGGACGGAACATGAGGCGCAGGCCACCACGCAGGACTATATAGACGCGCTGGCGGAGCTGGGGGTGAATGTGAATGACGCGCAGTGAACTTATGGCGCTGGTAGCCGTGCGTAAAGCGGAAATCGAGGCGCACGAGACCGACCTTGTAGAGGTGCTGACGGCGG